CCTGTTGCGAAATTTTGTTTTGCACAAAGATAATTTTTCCCCCCCGCCATAACCGCCTCCTATACAAGCCCGAGCTCGTAATGGTGAATACCGCCGCAGTCGTCCGGGATAGGCTCCTCCGTTTCAACGGTGTACGCAAGCCCCTCTATTTCGAGGGTCATACACCCGCCCGCCTCGTCCGCTTGCGTTTTCAAAGCGTTGAAATCGACGCCACGCGGTAAGCTGTTTTTTGTGTCATAAAAAAGGATTGCTCGCAGCACGACCTCGCGGCTGTCCTTTGTTCTTTTTACCGCATTGGAGGCTTGCAAGTGGGTTTTAGAAAGGTTTGTCGTGCTTGGTGTAACCTCGCCCCACCTTTCCACCTGTTGCGGCACGGTAAGCACCGCAGCGGTCTTAAGAATTCGCAGCGGGATAGGTCTTAACATACGCCCACCCCTCTATTAAGTAGCCCGGTCTGCTCGAGAGCCGCTCGTACTTTCGGCGCCACCGCATTGCTGCGTCCGCCATTTCCAGCACTGCCGCCGCCGGTTGTAACCGACACCTTGCCGACCGTAAAACTTTCGGGCAGCTTTCCGTCGGTGGCGACCTCAAGCCCATTGATAACGTAATACTCGATTTGCGCAGCCGTCGCGGTCTTGACTTGTTCCTGTACGAAATCGTCAAAAGACGCAAGCCCTTTCTGTTTTACGGTGTACCGAGTTATACTGTCGATAACCTCCTCCGCACGCCGCAAATAGCGCGGGAAAGCCTCCTCGTCGAGAGGCTCCCCCACGTACTGCTCCGAGTAATACTTGTAATCAATGTACGCCATTAAGCGCCGACCACTGCGTCGAGTTTGGCGGTAACTCTTGCGACGGTTTCGGTTTTAAGCCCCTGCACGACCTCGACAATCACAATTTTGTTGCCGCTCGCGCAAACAAGCTCCTCCTTGCCGTCCCACGCGGTAAAGCCGGTTGCCTTGAATTCCTCGCCGACCGCGGGAGCGGTTACGGTAGCGCCCGCCTTGTAGAAGTATTTTGCGCCCTTGAGCGTATCAACCACCGCAGCGGTATGGGTTGCGTCCGTGCCCGCCTTAAGCGTTGCATTGAGCACGCCGTCGGTGTAAGTGAGCGTAAGGTCGGGCATAACCGACTTTTCGCCGTGATATTAGAAAACGCCGAAACCGTAAGCGTCCGAGAAAGGAATTTTTGCAGCGTTGCATACGTTCGCTTTTACGGGCTGCGCGACGGCGCCGTCCACCATAACGATAAACTTTACGCCGGCGGGCAAGTCGGTGCTGCTGTAGCATTTTACGTTATGGAAAACGCGCACCTTGCCGGTCGCCGTGTTGTAATCGCCGGGGTTTTGCACCTTGTCGAAATATTCGGCGAGTTCGCCGTAAGCCGTGGTATTGAGCGTAACCGAGATGTACTCGCGGGGCACGCCGTCCACGTACTCGTTTTTGGTATTCTCGACCTGCTGCACCGCCGCCTCGACGATTTTTTCGATAGCGGTTTCTTTGGTAGTGAATACCTCGCAGTGCGCAGCAGCGCACGCAAAGAAAGATTTTTCGAGGCTCTTTTTCATAACCATTTCGTGATTGCTCACGCGGCGGGAAACGAGCCCCTCGACGCCGTACAAAGATACGTCTTTTTCCTCGACCTCCTCGATAATTTCCTCGTTGGTGTCGATTGCAACGGTTACGGGTTTAGCTTTGAGCTTGTCGCCCTTGCCGCCCGCTCTTGCGGTACCGTAGGGGTTTGCCTTGCTGTTGCAAAAACGCTTTGCCTCAACGGAGCCCGTGGAGGGGTCGCCGCTTAAATCTTTGTTTTTGAGCTGGGACGAAATCGTGCCGTTGCTGATGTTGTCGATAACCACGCCGTACTTTTCTGCGAGGTAGTCGTTGCCCGTGTTGCTCGCTAAAATAGCGAGAGTTTCAATTCTTGCCATAATTTTGTTACTCCTTTTTAATTAAAATAATTTCGGTATAGGTTTGGGTTGTGCACCCGGGGGTGTGGGCTGCGGGTCGCCGCTAAATACGGGCTTGGGAGCCGGCGGTTGCGGTTGAGGCGCGCCCTCGTCGAAATACTCGCCGAATTCCTCGCGGAGTTTCGGGAGCTGTTCGTCCAGCTTTTCGTCGCGTTTGATTTTGGCGATAACGTCGGCGAGGAATTTATCTTTTACCTTGGCACCCTTGAGTTGCGTCGTGAGCTCTGTTCTATACTTGTAGTCGTCAAGCTCTTGCAGTAGCTTTTTGTATTCCTCGGTTTCCTCTACCTTTACCGCCTTGGGTGCGTTCTTTAACGCCTCCGCAACGGCAGCCTTTACGTCCTCGTCCGTTTTGAGCCCGCTTTTGATGTCTGCCACCTCGTCGTGGTGCATTTGCAAAAGTCTGCTCACCTTTGCGCTCTCGTCGAGCGTTTCGTCTGCGAGAATTGCTCTGATTGTCTTTCTGTCCATAATCTACTCCTTTCTTTTACGCCTTTAGAGTGGGCGAATTTGCGTTCGTGTCGCTTGGCGCCTCGCGTATTTTTCGGTAGTTTTACGCCATATCGAGGGCAATATAAAAGCACCGCCGCGGTGCTGCGCGTGGTGCTGATATAACGGTATGAAAAAAGCCCACCAAATTGGTGAGCTTTCGCTTATATTATCGTGTCGCTGCCGCTATCCTTTTGCCGGGGTTTTCCGGTTTCAAGGCACTGCTTTATGCCGGCGATAACCTCCTCGTCGGTCTGATACTCGGGATTAAGCAAATAAGGCTCCCCGAATTTATCTTGATATTGCATTAAAAGGTCGATATACTCGTCTGCCATTGTCTTAACCTCCTATATCATAGACTTAAGTATCTGCAAAAAGATGTTGTATGACTGCGGGAAAAAGCGCTGTATTTGCGCGAGCGACGCCGGATTGCATATTGACGCGCTGAACATTTCCGCGAAAGCCTCCACGCTCACGTCGTGGCTGCTCCAGTAGCTTGCTCCGTGTCCAGCTGTTCCGGTAATCTTTCCACGGGTAGCTCCCTCGAAAATGTCGGAAATGTCGCCCGTGGCGATTGCTCCGTGAGTTTTCGCAAGCTCCCATATTTCGGAGCGAATAGCACGCCTCGCGTCGCCTATTAGTACACTTGACGCCTTAAGCCCTTTTGCTACCGCCTCCGCTCGCAAACGCTCTTGCACCGCTTTAGTGTAAGCCTCCGCCTCTGCTTTTAAGGTACTGCTAAATATACCGCCGGAATATTTACCCGACGCCGCTAAAAAGCGGGAGCCGTACCCGGACGCGCCAGCGCTATGGTCGAAAAGGTGCCCCAGCTCGTGGAAAGTAGTTTCATAAGCCGGCTTGTGCGCTGTACCCAGTGCGTCCCGCTCAAGGTTGAGGCTCACTTTACCCGACGCCGGGCTATAGTGTGCAGTGCCGCGGTATGTCGTACTATCAAAGCCTATGTTGTCCGCGTACTTGTTCCATACCTCGCCGAAAATAGGCGGCGCATTTGCCACTTGCTCGCCGACCGCCCTTGCGCGCTCTGCACCGTAAGCGTCTTTTACTTTGTCGGTCTTTATTATAGGCTTTTCGGGCTCTTTTGTCAAGCCGCCCGCCGCCTCACGCTTTAAGCGCTCCGCCGCCTCTCTGTTTGTCTTGGCAACGTCCGCCGCAGTTCTGCGGTCGTACCCATTGACTTGCAAGCGGTCGTTTCGAGGTGTTCTGCCGGTATCCGAGCAAAAGCTCTTGTATTTGTCTTGCTTGGCTTTAAGCGCTGCCGCCGCCTCCTCGTAAGCCTCTTGATTTCCCGCCGCCTTTTGCGCCATTGCCTCGCGCTTTGCCTCTCTGACGTCGCGCTCGAGCGCACGCTGCTGCTGGCTTTGCGCGTACTCTTTTGCGTTCTTTTCAAAGTCTTGTGTTTCCTCGCTGCGCTTGTACGATAAGCCGGGGAAAAACGGGCTTGCAAAGTGTCCGCAGTTGATACCGAGAATACCGTCGGGCGCTCCGTTGCTGCTGGAGCTCCACGGGTAATATGTGATACTTTGTCCGTTGCCGTCGCGGACGGCGCCGCTCTTATTCGACCGTGAAAATAGCTTGCCTTGGTCGTTTGCGCATTTTGGACGAGCGCCGGCGTGCGAGCTTATCTCTATAAGGTCAAGCCCGTAATCGTCGCATTTTGCAAAGGTTGTTGCGTGAGCGGTGTTTGTTGCCGTCGTTCGTATGTCCATATTGACATAAGCCTCGGGCGACCACTTGCGCCCTGCCTTATCGTAAAATGCTGTAATCCCCTCGTCTGCCATTTTTTTGATAGCGTCCAAGAGTGCTTTTTGCCGGCTCTTTACTCCAGTAACGACCTCACCGGCTGCCACGTTCATAGTTTTTTGGGCACTGTCGTATGTCGCGGCGCTGACAGTGTTTGCAATACCTTTTCGGTATGCGTCCAGCGAGCTGTTAAGCATTGTAGTGTTTACGAGGTTGAAATCGTCCAGCGCTTGCTTTGCATAGTTTGATATAGCTTGCTTGACGCTTTCGCTCATAAGCGGTGTATCGGTCGGGTTTAGGTATCCCAGCCTCACCGCCTCCGCGAATTGCGGCTCAAGCTCTTTGAGTGCTTGAAAGGCTGCACTTTCGAGCGCGGTTTGTACCAGCTCCGGCACTTGCCCCACATACTTGGCAATAGTTTTGATATTGTCTTGCGTAAGCCCGCCGAGCTCTGCCAGCTTTTTAAGCTGCCACTCCTGCGTCGTCAATCCTTTGCCGGTATTGAAACGCTTTGCAATGTTTTGGATAAGCTCGTCCTCTATACTGGTATATACGTCGATAAGCGGCTGCGCCAGCTGTTCGAGGAAATCACGAGGCAGCCCTGCCATTAACTACCCCCTTTCGGGAATAACGTTGAAAAGTCTATCGTGGCACCGGTGATATTGCTTTCCGCAGCTATTTGTCCGAGCTCCGCGTCCGCCTCCTCCGGAGTGTATCCGAGTTTATCGGTCATAAACTTTTTTTTGCTCATAAGCGAATTGCTCACAAGCAGCACTCCCTCGTTGATGTTCGTTTGCCGGTCTTGGATAATAGCGTCGTCGAAAAAGATTGCAATGTCGTACCCGCCAGCCGCGAGGCTTTCGACGCTTTCGCCCTCGTACTCTATGCCGTAAAGGATTGCCACGTCTATGATGTTGCGCACCAGCTTTTTGACTGCCTCCTCGACGCTGCTTTGATGTTGTTTTACCGTCTTGTAGGTCTTGGATTTTTCCGAGATAACCTCGGTAGCAGTCTTGAGCCCCTCCACCTTGTCAAAGGTAAGGGTGCCGGGCGAAAGCCCCAGCTGAAAGGAAAGGATACCGAGAAAGGCATTGATTGCCGCCTCGTGCTCCTCGACGCGCAGCTCCACCGTGTTGTCCTTGATTTGCAAGCTCTCGAGGTCGTCCGTGTCCATTGCCTCGTAAACCTCGTCGTCGGCGTCGAAATAGCGGCACCGCTGCCCGGTGTCCGGGTTGTTTACGTATCTGATAGCGGACGACGGCACAATTATGCGCTTTTTGCCCAGTGTAAACTCGCGCACAAAGCTATCAAAACAAACGTCCAGCGCTTTAAGCGTTGAGAGTGCATTTGCGTAAATACTTACCCCCAGCGGGCTGTTGTCGTCGAGGTTGTTTGCTATGTTCGTGCGATAATACGAAAAAAGCGACCTTTGCAAGCCGCTTACCTTTGCCTCGCTGGAAAGGTTTACGTATAACTCATTGAGCGGCACGCGCTCCCCGAATATGTCTTGATTTTCCGAGCTGCCGATTTTATGACGGTATAGCTCATTGCTTATAACGTACTCGCTGCCGTCCCAGTGGTGAAACTCCAGCCTTGTGTAATAATATCCGGCTTTCGCCTCGCGGGAAATAAAAACGCCCTCTGTAACCTCGGCGTTATTCCACGCAAGCGGTACGAATTGGTCTGCCATACCATAGCCGACCTTGATTTTTTCCGAGCCTTTGATGTCGGCGCCGTTTTCGTCCTTTTTGATGTCGCACCACGTTTTTAAGGTGCCGCCGCCCAGCGCCATAACTTGCTCGATATGCTCGCGCATTTTTGTGTTGAAATTGTTTTCGTTAAGTACGTGCTCAACGAACGCCGCCAGCTTGTCGGGGTGTTTTTCGTCTGCTTTGTAATCCTTACGCGATACTCCGACGCTGCACCTCTCTGCCCATATAAGCCCCGCCAGTTCACTGCAAACGGCTTTGCCGGCGTTGAGTGTATCACGCCGACGCTTTGCGCCGCTGTCGTTTATGGTCGGAGCCTTGACGTCGTGCCACTGTGAATAGTAACCGCGGTATATGCGTTTCCATATCAATATCCCACTTTCATAAAATTGTCGAAAGCTGGGCACGCCGTTTATGTCGAAAATGTCTTTCACCGTCTGCGGTGCTGCAAATTTTCCGCCCATTTTACCGAACGCTCCTTTGATTTTTTCAAATAAGCCCATTTGCCGAGCCTCCTATTTGATGTAATGCTTATAAAAATAATTATGCCCGTAACGCATATCGTCCATTGCGTGGTTGTATGCGTCAACCGGGTTGCCGTGCTGGTCGCGCACGTAAAGCCCCAGCTCTCGGAAACAATCATAATGCCCGTATTCCTCGGTATCAAGCCACAAGAGCCGGCGCTCCTCGATAGAGGACTGCACGCGCTCAATACCGACCTTTATACCTTTGGAATTTCCGGCGATTTCGTGCCCGTTGTTGTCGGCGTTCCTTGCGTCCAGCCCGTAGAGCTTTAACTCCTCGCGTAGCGCCTTGCAAGCGGGGTCTATGAGCAAGCACGTTTCCCGTCGTCCGAATTTGTTACGGCACCACGGCACGAACGTGAGGGCGATTTCTCGCGCTTGTACGCTCATAGCTTTGACGGTGCCCGTGTCGCTGCCGCTATAGTAGTAATTGGCGGCGCGGTAAAGCCGATAAATAGGCTTGCCGCCCTTACTGTCGCGGGTAACTATGTTGCAGCATACGCTCGTCGCGTCCGATAGTCCGCCGTCGCCCGAGAAATACATTTCCACAATATCACCCTCGAGCTTTGCCTTGACGTTCTCGCGCTGGGAAAACATAGAATATATGACGCCCTGCGGGATACAGCGGTGTCCCAGCCAGTCGCGCTCATACAAGTACGGGCTTTTCTTGAGCTGCTCGTAAAGCGCTTGCTA